GTGTTGTGGTGCGGGTGCCCGGTGTTTCGGTCTGCGATGTCTTGGTGTACTGCGATGCCCGGTACACGGGATGGAAGGCAGTGGCCTCCAAGGGAGGTGCGAAGTGAGCCTCTCCGAGATCAAGTCCGCGGTGCTGGCCGGCAAGACTGTGCATTGGAAGAACGGGGCGTATCGGGTGATCTTCGATCCGACTCGTGGCAGTGTGATTGCCGGGTTCCTGATCGAGTGCGTCCTGAACGGGGACTGCATCGGTCTGACATGGACCAATGGAGTGACCATGAACGGGGAGGAGTCTGACTTCTTCATCGCAACCGACAACATTTAACACTATGGGAACATGGATAGTACCAAAACAATTACGCACATCAGCCTCTGCACCGGCTACGGGGGCATCGACCTTGGACTCCGCAGCGTTGTCCGAGACCTGCGAACTCTTGCTTATGCGGAGATCGATGCGTTCGCGATCGAGGTGTTACTTACGCGAATGGAAGATGGGTCGCTTGATGCGGCTCCGATCTGGACTGATGTACGGGATTTCCCGTGGCGTCTTCTTCACGGCAGCGTGGATATCCTCAGTGCGGGCTATCCTTGCCAGCCATTCAGCCATGCCGGACTCCGCAAAGGTGAGGACGATGAGCGGCATCTCTGGCCCTACATCAAGCGAGGGATCGAGGCAGTTCGACCTGCAATTATCTTCCTCGAAAACGTCGAGGGACACATTTCGATGGGACTCTCCACAGTCATCAGCGACTTGGAAGAGATGGGTTACCGGTGTTCGTGGGGAATCTTTAGCGCGGAGGAATGCGGTGCGCCGCATCGCAGGAACCGAGTCTTCATCGTTGCTACCGACACCGTGTGCGAACGAGGACAGCTTTCGGTTGAACGGATCAAGTCAGCAATCCAAGACATTGGAAGCGATGGCGCGACGGGGAGAATTGAAGACGGCGGCGACTGGGAGTGCAAAGAATGTGGACAGGCTGTCTTTGGAGGGTGCCAATGCGAGCATGGTGAATCTCAATGTCATCAATGCGAAGAGTGGACCTATCCGTTCTACTACAGCCCAAGCGATGGATGTTCACATTGCGGAACAAGTTGGCCAAAGTGGTCGTCCATCAATAGCTGGCCCATTGAACCCGTCCTTCGTGGAAGTGATAATGGGCATTCCAATCGGGTGGACCGCTTGCGACTCCTCGGAAACGGGGTCGTCCCCGCAACCGCCTCTCTAGCCTTCAAAACCCTGCTCTCCGCTGTCTTCACTCCATCCAGCCATCAAACGCGCTCCTAGACCCCTCCAGACTCCAGCGCGGGGCATTCGCTTCCATCCATCCAACCACCACCCCGCTCCCTGACCCCGGCGAGGAGAAAATTAAAACTTCCAAATAGGGGGTCCAAGCGAACGAGCGATTTCGTAGTTGAGTTTAGTTTACTGTGGTTGCCCCCCATTGCCATAGTAGCAATTAAGGGGGAGCAACCATACCCCTATTGAGAGGGGTTAGTGGGGGCGTTCCTAGGGGGGAGTAAATTCTTAGAAAGGGGGGCCACATAGGCCTATGGACTACCCCCTAGGGAACCCCCCTAGTTGGGAATTAGGTCGATGTGGGCGCGGTAGGCGGCGAGGAGCTTCTTGTGCTTGTTTTCGAGGGTCTCCAGCCGGATCTCCAGCATCCGGATACGGTCCGAATCGGTGTGGCGGATGGAGCGGTTGTCGATGCCGTGCCATGTCCGGTCGAGCTTGTCGAAGACGATGATCCGACGCTTGCGAAGCTCATTGAACAACTTATTGGCCCGCTCGATATCGCATGATATCCCACTGGCTATGTGCATAACCACCTCGCTGGAAGCAATGATCTTATCATGCTTGAGCGGCGGCATCTTCCCGAACTGATCGCGGTATTTCATATACTGTCTTTCCTCTTGGCCTTGTTGTTGAACGGTTTCTTCTCCTTGAGTTGGGCACCGGTAATGACCAGCGGGTTGTATTCCTCCCACTTGATACGATCGGTCCCGTGCTGGAGGTTGATGATGGGTTTGGGAAGCCGCCCTCCACGCTTGCAGAAGGCTAGCTGGAAGCGTCGAGGCTTGAACTGGCCTACCTCTGCCAGAACCGCTATCTCACGCGCCCAGTTGGCAAGCTCCGAGGATCCGAAGCCGGCATGGGCGAGTTCCATAGTGGTCATGGGTTCGCCGTCCTTGCGCTGGGCTTTGGAGATGTGATGCATCCAGATCCAAGCGACCTTGGTTTCCTGTAGGATAGGCTGGAGTTTGTTACGCAAGAACACGCTGACCTCGCCCTGGTCCGAAAGGTCACCGCCGAAGTAGGAGAACAAAGGATCGGCCACGATGACATCGAGCTTTGATTTGTGAATGAAGCGGCGGGCGTAGGCGAGGAACTGGTCGCCGGTACGGACGGCCTCGGTCCTAAACTCTAGCTGTTGCTGGAGCATCTTCATGTCGCTCCCGGTAAGGTTGAGTCCGAACCCTACGCCTTGGAATGCCCCGGCGAGATCGCCCTTGTCGTTCTCGGCTTGGATGACTCCGATCTTGAGGGGCTTCACCGGGGCGATACCAAAGAAGTCCTTACCGAGTGCCCATTGGATGACGATCTGCATCATCAGGCTGGACTTCCCGATACCGGTACCACCGCTGACGATCATGGAGGAGCCGCGGGTAAGCCAGCGTTGGCCGATCAGGTTGTCCGGATCATTGGATGAATCGAAGGATATGAGATCCTTGATCGAGACCACCGTGGATTGATCATCATCGGTCTCGCGTGAGGTGAGGTAGTCCTCCCATGAAGCGGAGCCGAGGTTAGTGGCCAACAGCTTCTGTTGAGAGGTAGGGCTACGCCATGCGCCTGGGAGCCGGGAGTAGCGACTCGGGTTCTTGTTCTTGGCATCGATGCCCGGGATCGACGAGTAGATGATATCCCGGCGGATGTCCCATTCCTTGCGATTGGGCGCATCTACGCGGACCCAGGCATGGATGGACTTGCCACCGGAGTCGATGAGTACGGTGATCGGGAGGCCCGAATCGCGGAATAGCTTCTCCTGTTCGGCCTTGGGCTTGTCATCGAACTCCACCAGGACATGGCGGTACGCGCTGACATCGTTGTCGGAGCCGCTGTAGAGGTTGGGCCGGAATGGGTTGATGCGAACGAAGATCCCTTCGCGTTCCGGTGATAGGATGCGGGATGCCGGATCATCGAAGCGGTTGATCCATTCCTCGATGGGGATGAATGATCCAGCAGTGACTGGCCTACCCTCCTCGACGGCATCACAGATACAGACCACCTCGGTGGGTGCGAAGGCGGCTTGAAGGAACCGCTTGAACTCGCTGGCTTGAGGATCGGGCGCAACCGCTGGTGACGGCCTCTTGAACGATACCTTGGTGATATCGAATGGAGCGGTTGAGGGGGAGACCCCCGACTGAAGGAGATGGCCGGCTGGTTTGGAGTGAGACTTGGAAGCGGCCTCGCGGAGTTTGTGAGTCAGTTCGCGATCGGACCAAGGTGGTTGGCAGGATTGATTCCAAGCAGAGAGAAGGGCTAGAGAGTCCGCCTCGGATAGCTGGAAGCCGTGTACGAGGCCGACGGCAGCGGTGTAGGTAGTTGAGTGTCCGGACTGACCGGAGACGGCTGGCGGCACCTTGGAAAGCCAAAGGGCCGCACGTTGGTGCGGTGTCATATCGTTGTTTGTTTGGGACCGATCGTTGGGGGCTACTTCATTTTGTCGATCTTCATCAGCCGTTTGATGGCTTGGGTTTTGGGTGAATAGGTTCCGATCTTCTTGGTGCTGGGCTTGGCGGCGTAGGCGGCGGGCTTGGCTTTAGCTTTCTTCATAGGGTTTGAATTTGGTGTGGAATTCCGAGGTGAGGCGAACGTAGATGTTGCTGCCTCTTTGGTAGATGATGACGGGAGCTTTGAGTTCTGCGAGACGATACTGGCCAACATGAAGGACTGTGACTACGACTCCAGGGTTGGATCGATTGACGAACCGGCAGGGTGGGATAGCTGAGGGATTTTCCATATGCGACGTTCTATTGGTTCGGGGTAAGCGATCCAGCCTTTAGCGATGCCCCAAGCAATTATCTGAGCGGACTGCTCGATGAGCCGGCGGTTCTCATCGGTGATGATGGTTCGTTCATCTTCGGTTATGGGGCCGGGTTTCTTGTTATTTGAGAGGCGGGATTCGTACCAGGGTTGCTCTTGCCTTGGGGTCTTCATGAGGTGATGAGGCGAGCCAAGATACAGTTACAGTAGGAACCCTTGGTCTTGGCGTTGCATCGACCATGATGCACAGGGTTGGAGATGATGTGTGCTGTAAGGTCGCTCGTGAGCTGGACCAGCTCAAGGAGACGAGTGGATGCTTCTGCACAGAGCGCATTGGGGATTCCATCTTGGGTATCTAGTTCGGCTGAGATGATATTGAGCGCGTTGACGAGGTCGTGTGTTGAGGACTGTTTCATTTTTGTTTGTGGACTACGAGTCCGTTGCCTTTGGAATCAACCAGTTCTACGGATCGAACGCTCTCCATGCGGGCCAGAGTCTTGATCATCTCGATGGGATCATGGGCTTGGGACACGCAAGTGAGGTGGATATCACCATCTCCGTAGTTGGTCTTTAGATTCTCTTCGGTTCGATCACGCACCACTCGGATGGTTCTTCCATCTGAGAGATGGACCACCTTGATGGATTCGACGAGCGGGAATGCGTGACGGCTCATTGCTTAGAGGTTTTACCGCAATGGGGGCAGTGCCGGCCTAGACCGGGATCGGCGGGTAGAGTACCAAGCCACGAGCACAGATCGTGGTAGGATCGAACACCGAAGTTCGGCCACTTGAACGGTACGATGTCACGGGTATGGATTGCATGGATGGCGGTCTCCTTGTCTTTGATCCCAAGCTTCTCCATCAGGTTCGCGTTACGAGAGCTGAGACCCGCGGTCCATTTGTTATTCGAGGCATCCCGCTTCTTGCCGGCGGCGATGATCTGGAACACCCGTTGCTTTGAGATGTTTAACTCTGCACCGATAGCTTTGTAGGTAAGTCCCTTAACCCTGAATTCTCTTACCTTATCGATTGAATCGTTGGTTTTCATGTATGTATGTTTGAGATACTTTCTTTTTTTCTTCTTTGGTTCTTTATCTATTGCAACGGTATCTGGACCGCTCGATACCGTTTCTGTGCTTTGTGGCACTGGACGCACAGTCCGGTTTGAGTTGTGCATCCGCATCCCAAGCATGCGGCCAATTCGTGACATAACAGTTTCCATCGTTGTAGTTCCTCTATTGTTTGTTTGGTTGTTTGTTCTTGATGTTCCATACGCATGAATGCGAGATACCGTATTTCTTGGCCAACTCTCTGTAGGTGAATGTTGAGTTATCCCTTAGAATCGATTCTCTGATCTTTGCTGGAACAGCTTCCCACCGCCGGCAGATCAATGGATCAGGGGCTTTGAAGGCGGGAACTGGTCCCAACATCTTCGCCATTGACTCCTTCGTCAACCCTAATTCTTGAAGTAGACTCATTTTTAATCTACTCGCTCTTCATGGGCGTGGACTGAACGCCATTGTAGGCCACTGTCTTCGGCCTGTAGATGCCCACTTGTTCGGTTTCCTCGACCCAGGAAGGACCGCCGCGGACATGGAATATGCAGGAAGACATTCCGTTCCAGCTCTTCGTGCTGCTCTTGGCCGAGGTATACGCAGATCCAAACGTAGCGTTCAAATCGTCGCTCGACATAGCCTTGACGTTGGCCCAGTCGATGTCGCCTGCATGCCACAGTTTAAATCCCAACTCCAGCGGCGCGACGACTTCTGCGATGCCCGGGAAGTGCCACACCCACTCATCATGGGATGACGCATCGCCGGACATAACAGCGTAGCACTGGTAGTTTCCGAGTGGTACGGAGCCGCTGCCCCAGTCGCAGCTCTCGCCGGGTTTGAGGACTGCGCTCCTCGTAGGATGGTCGTTGCATTTGGGCTGCTCGAAAAGAGCAACAAGAACAGGGACTTCGGTCTGATTTTCGATTTTGATGTGTGTGCTCATGTTAGTAGGTGTTTGATGATCTGATTTCTGTCTTTGCCCTTTGCTCGGAGAATTTGCTCCAGAACAACGTGAGGATTAATCGTCGAAACGTGTTTCCATTCTGGATTGCCATCAATGTGCTTGGCTGTATCAAGACTCTCTACGCGGACCATGCCGTTCCATGCGTGGACGTAAACGAATGCGGGGCTGTCTTTCATTTGGACTCCTTTACCTGTCCCGTTTGCGAATCAACAACACCAAGGGCGATGGCGTTGAACAGCATGACATAGCCGCAAATATCGCACACGACCTCTACCATCGGTGTGATAGCAGCACCGGGACAGTGA